GGCGGTGTGCTTGAGTTTACTTTGCCAACATCCTGTGACGCAGGTCTTTATTTTAGAATTGTAGGATGGGGCTCAGAGGGCTGGATTATTAAGCAAAACGCAGGTCAAACACAATACATCTTTGATGATGCGACCACAACGGGTACGGGTGGATCGATAGCGTCAACCGAAGATCGCGATTGTGTATTTATGTATTGTGTCGTCGCGGATACCGATTTCTTAGTATTTTCGAGTCAAGGCAACTTGATCATAACGTAACACTAACCTATTTAAACAAGGACGTTTAAACATGGCTTTAAATAATGCGATTAATAGTAGCGGTATTCCGATCCCAATTAACAAAGGCGGTACAGGTCAAACCACGCAGTCGGCTGGCTTTAATGCTTTGAGCCCAATGACCACTATCGGTGATGTTATCTACGGGGGCGCATCTGGCGCGGGAACACGCTTAGCGGGCAATACAACAATCGTTAAGAAATTCTTATCAGGCACAGGCGATGGCGCAAACGCAACTGCACCTAGCTGGGAAATTGTCACTGCAGGCGATGCGATTAGCGGACAGGCTTTAACCGCTGTAACTGTTGTCGCAAATGATAAAATCATTATCCAGGATACAAGTGATTCTAACAATGTTAAGACGGTCACCGCTCAGAGCATAGCCGACCTGGCCACAGGCGGCGCAGTATCTGAAGTAACCGGCACAACGCAAACAATTGCGTCGGCTGGACGTTATATCGCAAACAATGCAGGGTTAATTACTTTTACTCTGCCTGTTTCTAGCGCTGTTGGCGACACTTTTCAAATCGTCGGCAAAGGCGCGGGGCTTTATGAAATCGACTACACAACAAACCAATTAATTCACCTAGGTAACGTTGCATCAACGATTACATCTGGCGCTGTTACTGCTACACATCGTTACGATTGTTGTTATGCAATGTGTATCGTGGCTAACCTTGAGTGGGTAATTTACATGTCTGTTGGTAACTTCGATTTAACTTAATGCTTAAAAATCAGGGATTGATTTTTGTATGGCTTTAAATAATCCTTCGTTATTCCAAGCATTTTACAAAACTCAGCCTGAGTGTGTAGAGCCATTGTCCCCCCTTTTAATTACTTAATTATTAGGCAAATATACAATTTGTCCCCCATATTTCCAAATTAGGGGGACAGGGTAGGGGGACAGTTTTCCAAAAAATGACCAACATTGAGAAAATCGAGGTTCAAAAGGTTGTTAGGCCTATTATTCGGCAAGAGAATGATGACGAAATTGATGAAAAAAGCGATTCCCAAACCCCAACCGATTTAAAAAACCTGACTTATGACAAGTTAGTAAGCGAAGAAAAGGTAGAGAAAATATTAAAAACAAGGGAAGAAAGAGAGGTTACCAAGCTAAAAAAAGAGAAAATGTTAGGCGAAAGTTTGCCTATTGAGCCAATAAAGCAGGTTGTTTTATTGTTATCTGAGGCAATATTTAAGTCAGTTGAGGAAGAATTTGAGAGTTATGTCATCATGTTTGGGGCGCAACAAGGGTTAACTAGGGAAGAAACATCTAAAATGAGGAAGGATGCTATGGATAGAATAAATACGGCGAGGGTAAAAGCTGTTGAGGACGCTAAAAAAGCAGTAAGAAAGATAAGGATAGACTTTTCAGCAAAAAAAGGGAGGGGTGAAAAATGAGTGAGTTAACAGAATTTCAATTAGAGGCTTTAGAGGATATTGTTGAAAATACCCTTAACATAAGGTCGGATATATTGCCTAGTGAGTGGTATGAAAAAACAATAGTTACGCCTCCTGGTAACGCTTTGCCAAGAATCAGTTATAAAAACACACCATTTTGGATAAAACCAGTTAATTGCTTTCACCCAAACCACCCAGCAAAAGACATCACTATTATGAGTATTGCTCAGGGGGGTAAAACAATGATGTTTATAAACGCAGGGGTAGCTTATTCAATAGCTCATAACCCTCAGCACATGCTTTACTTAACTGGACAAACCGAACTAACAAAAGATGCTGTTGGTAGGTTAGATGAAATACTGGCTGCTTGTGATTTATCTAAATTCATAAAAGCTAATTTAATTAAAAAAAGGAACAATAAAAGTGGTGACACAGCACTAAGAAAGGAGTTTAAAGGTAGGAGATTTGTTGCCGGGTCGATAACTAACCACAATATGCTACGCCAAAACGAGGCAGGCATATCAATAGCGGATGACTTGGACGCAGGTAGAAGCGAAAAGGACGATACGGGGAGTACGATTGAACTAATAAAAGGTAGAACTAAAGCGCACGAACACAGAGCTAAACGTATTTGGGTAAGTAGCCCTCAAGTAAAAGGCACGTCTTTGATTGAAAAGCAATATGAACGCTCCACTAAAGAACTTTATTACATTCCATGCCAAAACCCTTCATGTAGTAAAATGATTAGTCTAAAGTTTGAGGTGAAGATTAATGATAAAGAAAGCGCAGGTTTAAAGTGGAAGCTAGACAATTTTGGTAGGGTTATCCCCTCAAGTGTTCATTATGTTTGTCAAATTTGCGGCTCTGGATTTACCGATAAAAGAAAGTATTACTTCTTAAATGATGGTGATTGGATTCCGCAAACAGAAAACCCTTTAGAATTTGACCATTATGGATTTCACTTAAACGGACTTTATACTCCAGTAGGTATGACAAGTTGGGTAGATTTAGCGGCAGGGTATGTTCTTTGCAATCCAGTAAACCAACCTAGAATAGAATCGGAATATCAAACATTTTTAAACATTAAACTAGGTGAATTATACGAACCACCTCAAACAGAGATTAAGATTGAACACATTGAAAAAAACATAAGAGGTTACGAAATTGGAATTATCCCTGAAAAGGAAAGCATAGAAGACGGTAATGGAAGGATAGTTCTTTTAACATTAGCGGCTGACTTAGGTGGAAGATATGTAGGGGACGCTATAAACTCAACCACCGATGATGTAAGGTTAGATTATGAAATATGGGCGCATACAGAAAGCGGTAGTAAATACGCAATAAAGCACGGTTCAATTGGAACATTTAAACCTGCTTTTATGGAACAAACGGATGAAAGGATAAAGTATAGTTACGATATATCTAAGTCTAATAATGTATGGAGAGAGTTTTTAAACATTATTGATTCAGTTTACATGACTAATACGGGTAGGAAAATGAAGGTAGCAATAACTGGATTAGATACCGGTTTTGCAGACGTGTTTGTTTGGTCGTTTATTGATAGGTTTAACAACCACGAAAGGCGAATAGTTGGATTGAAGGGTGATAAAGAAGGCAAACCAGTTACATGGGGTATAAACCAAAGGAACTTTAAACAAAGCGTAACTAGAACAAATCTTTATACTTTGGTAGTAGGGCAGTTAAAAGACCAACTAGCAGGTAGATTGTCTTTAGAGTGGAAAGGAAACGGAATACAACCTCCTGGATTTATGAATTTTCCAGAAAAAAAGGACGGACTTTATAGCACCAACGGTTACTTTTCGCATTATGGGGCAGAAGAAAGGAAGATTGACAAAAAGAACAACTTTATTTGGGAAAAGAAAACGCCACAGAGCCAAAATCACTTTTTTGACGTGTGTATTTATAACATAGCTGTTTCTGAAATACTACAACATAAAGTTATGGGAGAGTTGTCAAAAGTTGATAAGTCAATAGACACTAAAACAGTAAGCTGGAAAGACTTTTCGGATTGGCTATTAGAGCAGTACGGATTAAACTCAATGCTTAGGCAAGTTTAATTAAAGTACTCGCTATAAAACTTAAAACTTTCCTCATCCATGTGTTTTTTAATGAATGATTTATCTAAGTCTTCATATCCTTTTAGCTCGGGTTTAAACCTATGCAACTTTGTTGTATGAAAACTACCCCCAGTCATTCCAACACCATGCTTTATACCTATGCAAGTTATGGTTTCTGGTTTAAATATAACCTTACTTAAGTGTTTTTGTGTCTTCCACAGGTGAGTATCTGTATAAGGCTCTGTATCTACTGGCCAATTGATTTTTAACCTAGATTTAATAGCCGTGTTCATCATTGATGAACGCTCTAAGTGATTAAAAATAAAATAAGAAAACACACGTATATTGTAGTATATGGTGTAGGATTGACCTATTATATCGGGCTTATTGTTTAAAAGCCATTGATTATAAACTGTTTCTATGTAGTTGGGGGAATAATAGTCATCTACCTCCATTATTATAATAAGCTCAATATTCGGTAAAGAGCTTAAGTATTCGTAACCATTGCGATACCTTTTAGATATATCACACAAGTCGTCGTTTGGAGGGTAGTCAACAAAATGAACGCAAGAAGGTTGAAGCGTTTGTTTTTCAATCATCCTGTTTAAGTTGTGTAAAAATCTAGGTCTATCACCCCTGTGTATTGAAAGTATTGCTATGTTGTTCATTGTGTGTGGTTGAATGTTTTAAAATTCGGTTATTTGGTAGTTACCTGCCATTGTTAGCAGACGTTTCAAAATTGACATTCCCATCAACTTCATTGCCCCAACAATCCCACCCTTCTTTTGTGTTTCTTGCAAATAATTCAACTCTTGGTAGGTTGCCACAAAGAGCAATTATTTTTTCGTACATAATATCAGGCTTTTTGCTATGCTGTTCTATCTTGGTATCAATGATAGAGTGGATATTCTTTTCTACTCGTTTTGGGTCGCCTTTTACACCTAATAAACAATATTCAGGGTTACTTCTTGTCCACCATCCCATTCCCCAAAACCAACTATCGGCTTTCTTGTTTCGCTTTACCCAAGTAAACGCTATTGTCTTATACTCAAATCCCCAAGCCTTCATTGTAAATAATGCTTCGGGTATTAAAGGAGCAGTTGCCCATAAAAGCAATACGCAATCTTTATCAGCAATATCTTTTACAGGCAAATCGTAAATATCCACCATTCTCATTGCTACATAGGGTCGGCTATTAGGTCTGCCACTTGGCACTTGCGAAGTAGTTTGAATTGACCAAGCAGGGTCAGCGTAAATGATATTATACTTCTTTGGTGAACCCACAACGGCAGGTAACAGCGGTTTTGAGATATTGCCGTCTTGGTTATTAATTTGAACGTTGTTTTTTTCTTCAATCATCTGTCTTAAATTTTAAAGTTAGTGTTTTTTTTTTCGGCAACATCACAAAGCCGCAAAACGTTATACGCAAGCACTACATTTCGCTTCCAAAGAGAGTTTGCGTTTCAAATTTTTTATTAAAATCTCCCACCCTCTTTAAAATAATATCGTAATACTTTTGTTCTTTTTCCATTACTATAAATTGTCGTTTCGTATTTAAACAAGCTATTGCAGTTGTTCCACTTCCTGCGGTAAAATCTAATACTGTTTCGTTTTCGTTAGTATAGGTTTTAATAAGGTACTCCATAAGTTCAATAGGTTTTTGAGTTGGATGTACGTTCTTCCCCTCCATTCCAAATTTTAAGTTTTGTC